AGCAGATGTTGCTACACAGGAAAGAATGAGATTAACCGACGATGGTAAACTTGGACTTGGTTATTCATCTCCAACTAACCCATTACATATCAGATCGACGGCAACGGGCGGTACTGGTATTCCTGTGCTTATAGAAGGTAGAGAAAATCCTTTCCGTGGTGTTAGATACAACGCTGGTGTAGATGGCGCAGTACTATTCCTGGAGCACTCAAGAAGTAACACACTAGGTACAGCCGCAGCACTTAATGATAATGACGAAGTAGGTATGCTATCATGGCGTGCATATAATAGTTCAAACAGTATTAACGGTGCGGCAGATATTCAAGTACTTGTAGATGGTACAACTGGAACACATACTCCAAGTGAAATGATTTTTAGAACACAATCAGCAACTGGTACATCTAGTAAAATGGTAATGAGAGCAGATGGTAAAGTTGGAATTGGCACAACAACACCAGGTATGAATTTAGATGTATATCAAGGTGCCACTAGCGGCGGTATACGTTTACACTCTACTACTGCTGACAGTTTTATGTTATTTGAAAACGATACAAATAGCTGGTATCTATCACATGATGGCAATAATAACAGTGGATCTAATAATAGCTTACAAATAAGTGAAGATGGTATCAATACTAGATTTATGGTAGCTGTTGGTGGTAACATTGGCATTGGTACAAACAATCCTGGTTATCCATTACATGTTGTTGGAACAGGAAGCTCACATCAAATAAGAGTTGAAAAAACTGGTACAGGAAATGTTAACCTGGGAGTTGATACCACAGGTGCATTTATTGAAGCACAATCAAATATTCCACTAAGATTTTATGAATCAAGCGGTGAGCGTATACATATTACAGGCGGTGACGTTGGTATTGGTACAGCCTCTCCAGATGAAAAACTACACGTTCAAGGTAACATAGTAGTAGAAGCAGCTGGACATGCCGCTGGTGTTTATGTAATGCAAAAAACAATTGCTGCTACCGCAAGTCAAGATATATTTACAATTAGTAATACACACGGCGCACAAATTTTTCAAGTTATGTTTAATTGTAGTAGTACTAACTTTAGTGTATCAAAGATGTTTAATGTTGCACATAACTTTGCTAATACCCCAGTAACAAACAAAACTGTTGATACTGGTGCCTATAGTGGTAATAATTTTACAGTAAACTTTACAGATGTCAGTAGTACTGGCGTTAAATGTGCCATTACCAATAATGCTGCAACAGCATCGGCAGATATAACAGTAACACTAATACTGGGCGGATCACCACAAGCAGTAACACTAACGAAACATTAAGGATAGAATAAACAATGGCAAATTTAGTTAGTAATATTGATGGCGTTTTACAAATATGGGATGATGGCACTGTCAACATTGTTGGGGGTAAACTACAAATTGATGCTTCAGATGTATTATTAAACAATAATAATGCAGACTTTGCCGATCTTAGCGTAAGTACCCTGAAATTTAGTGATGCTAGTCCAACACTATCTGAATCTGGTAATTACTTAAGAGTACAAACTACCGATGGTTATATAGATATAGGAGCAAACAATACTTCCTATGCACATTTTTATACTGATAGGCCTAGCTTTTTCTTTGGAAGTACAATAAGATCAGGCGGCAACCAATTTGAATCACATACTGGTGACTTAGCGTTATCACGTATTGGTAGTACAACTGCTAGATTACGTATAACCGCTGGTACAACAGTTAGTGATCAGGACTTTAGTGTTACTGGTGATGGTGCCATTTCTGGTAACTTGACAGTTACAGGAAACTTACAAGTTGACGGTACTACAACTACATTAAACACACAAACTATTACAGCAGAAGACGCTGTTATTTTATTAAACAGTGGACAGACAACACCAAGTAATGATATTGGGTTAGTGTTCCAAAGATATAGCACTGCAACCAATTCAAACTATAACCCAGTGTTTATGTGGGAAGAATCTAGTGATAAATTTGTACTTGGTACTACAGCAGAAGATGGCTCAGATGCTGATATTAGTTTAGTAAATCAATGGTTAGTTGTTAACAGTTCAGGCAATGTTGGTATTAATGTAGATACACCCTCACAACAACAGTATGGATCTGATGCACCTAAACTTCATGTTTATGGTAGCGAGAATAGCGGATTTAGATTAGTTGCTAGATTCCAATCTGGTACGGATGCAAATGATAGTGGTTCTGCTATATTGGTTAACCACGGTAATGACAGAGGGATATTAATTGAAGGTGGTCGTGGCGGTGCAGGATCTGCCGCTGATGATGACAGTGTTGCACATTTAGGTTTGTTAAACAGTGCTGCAAATTTAACAAGAATGATAACACTAAAACAACATACATATGCTGGTACTGATAATAGGTACTCAGTTGGTATTGGTACAACACAACCAGAAGCCAAACTAGACTTGTATACTAACGGTATTGGTGCAGCAAGCACAGTGGTTCCGGACTGGAATAGTACTACTAGTACAGATGCTATACAAACAACTGGTACATATCGAGATATGATTATAACAAATCGTCATGGTGACAGTAAACATGATGTATATGGTTATGCAACAACAACACTAGATTTTAGAGGAACCAATACAAATCATGAATGGGAACTTGGTAAAATTATGGGTACTGTTGACCCACATGGTTCAACAGGTAATGCTGGCGGATTAGTTTTCTTTGCAAGTGATGGCGGTACAACTGATGGCGCTGGACGTATAAACCGTGGTACAGCAAGCCGTCCTTATATGTCAATGGGTAATGATATTATCTATGCCAATGCTAAACTTGGTATTGGTGTTACTAGTCCGACAAGCCCACTTACTGTTTTATCTGATAGTGGTGCTAGTGCGGTTAGACTACTAGGAAGATCAGCTGACAATATTAGTGGTATTAGTTTTGCTAACAATGGTAATACTGCAAGTATGTATATTCAGAGTAACAGTTCTTGGATACGTGCTAGAGCTGACAGTGGTATACACGTTAGAAGAAATAACACACCAACAGTAACAGACACTGACGCATTTACTATTGAAGATATGAATATGACCTTTAATGGTGACAACAGTATTACATTTGGTCCAAATAGTTCACACAGTAAGTACCTACGTATTGGTGGTATTAATGCCAACTTAGACGCTAATACTGGCGGTGTTGCTGTTACTAACGGTAACTTACACTTGGATGCAAGTGCATCAAACAATGGTATATATTTTAACTGGTATGGCGGCACAGCTGGCACATACTGGGGAGACGGTAATGGTATTGAAAAAGCTCACATGGACAGTAGTGGTAACCTACAGATCGACGGTACACTTGATGCAGATACAGAGATTACCGTTGGTGCAAATACTGCAAAAGTTAAACGAGAAAACAGCGAAAAAGAAGTTGATATTCTAAATCCAGACGCTACTTCTGGAACTTGGACAGAAACGTCCAGTACTACCAACTGGGGCGATCCAAAATTTAACGGAGCTTACAACTCAAGTACATATAATGACGGTACTGGATATTTACAGTTTAATATTCCATCCGGAATGAAATCTGCATATATGTCACAGTTAACTTGGAATACTGGGGGCTATGCTGATGTTCAAGGTGTTCAGTCGGATGGAGGACTAGTTTTCCTACGTAGAATTAATACAAAACAAAGTATTAGTAATGTTAACCACGGTAATCCAGCCCAACATGATGGTTCAACAGTTACATTTCTTGCTAGTGGATTAGAAAATTTTACAGCACTGCGTATTCAAAACCGTGTAGGTAGACTACACTGTACTGGTGTAAGTTTTAACGCTAACAAAAATGAAGGTACTGAAGGTACTGGTATGGTAAACTGGGCGCAAATTGAAAACGTACCAGATCCAACAGTAACACTAACTGGTGCTGTTACTGGTAGTGGTACCTTAACTAATCTTGGTAATGTAAGTATTGCAACAACAGCTACTAGCGATCCAACACTAACACTTGCTGGAGATGCAACTGGTAGTGCTACATTTACAAACCTTGGTAATGCTACGTTGAGTGTTACAGTAGGTGATGATAGCCATACACATTCTAAGTTAGTAGAAGGTGGGGGGACTATTACATATGGCCAAGGATCATTACAGTGGACTGATGTGTCAGGCGCTGGTGGTACGGGGCTAAATAGTAGCACACCTACAAACCCAACTAGTGATTGGTATCATCATATTGTTATGAACCATAACAATGGCGGTGGTTACTATGTAGATTTAGCAGCTTGTTTTCACACTGATGCTTTTTACATGCGCAGGTTAACCAATGGTAGTTTAACCTCTTGGAACCGTTTCTTTGCTGATAATTACCATCCTAATGCTGATACTTGGACATCATCCCGCACAGCTACAGTTACACTAACTGGTGACGCCACTGGTACAGCAGGTGTAAGTGTTAACGGTAGTGCTAACTGGACCAACAGTATCGCAGTTACAGTTGGAAGTATTGACGGACAACAGTTTGTTAATACTCGTAGTAATAGCGGCAGAGCTGCAAATAGCACAGACGGCAACGGGATTTACTATTACACTAGTGACGTTGACAACTTTAGTGGAAACGCAACTGACGGTGCAATATATCAACAAAGTTACAGTACACTTTGGTATCACCAAATTGCTGGTGATTATCGTAGTGGCAACATTGCACTACGTGGTAAAAATAATAACACATGGCAACGTTGGAAAAAAGTACCCACAATTTATACTAGTGATAGTGCACCAACAACTGCACTAGTAAACGATGATTTTTGGTTTGATAGTGATGAAGGTAAACTAAAAATACGTTATAACGGCGCATGGATGGATACATTTACACTTGGTACTGCTGGCTTTGTAAACAAGTCAGGCGACACAATGACTGGCTCTTTAACAATTAGTACTATTGTTGGTAATAACAGTGGTACACTTAATGTTACAGGTGACATTGTTGCAAGTGGAGATGTTACTGCATACTCAGATATAACACTTAAAAGTAATATACAAACTATCGATAATGCATTAGATAAAGTTACAGCATTACGTGGTGTTACATTTGACAAAGATGGTAGAAAAGGCAGTGGTGTTATTGCACAAGAGGTAGAAGAAGTTTTACCTGAAGTAGTACATACTAATGACGATGGACTAAAATCAGTTGCATACGGAAACATGGTAGGTACACTTATTGAAGCAATGAAAGAACAACAAGAGCAAATCAATCAGCTTAAAGCAGAGATTGAAAAGTTAAAAGGTGAATAATGGCAATTAGTTTTCCAGGTAGTCCTAGTGTAGGGGCAATACACAATCATAATGGATTTAAGTGGCAATGGGACGGCACCAGTTGGGAAGCCTATGACGAGAATGGTGTTACAATGACATACATTCCTACAGGAAGCACTAGGCCCAGCAATCCTGTTAATAGACAAATATTTTTTAATACCTTTTCAGGAACAATGGAAATGTATGACGGTGATGAATGGCGTTATGTAAGTCAGGATGAACGTCAGTTTTTACATAGACAAGTAATCGTTAAAGGTTTTACTATGGGAGGCTACAAGTCAGGTAGTCCTTGGTATAATGTTAACAGTATGAATCACCAAACGGATTTAAGTGTTAACTTGGGCGATCTACTACATACAAAAGCAAACTATAGTAGCGGTGCATGTGGACTAACTTATGGATTTATATGGAATGCCAATAACACACATGCCGCCGCCAGCACAACAACCGCTGGCATTAACATGTTCACAGAAACAGGATTAGTTGCAGGCGACTGTCCTACACTATTGTATTCAAGAAATGACTGTGGTACAGTACACAAAGAACACGAGTACGCTTGGATTATTGGCGGCAACCAATCCTCTGTAGATGTGTTTAACTTAACTACAAATACAATGTACGGTGCACAAAGTTTAACTTCACAGGCTTCTGGATATGCGGGTGCGTTTAGCGGTGAAGATAAAGGTTTTGCTTGGCACGACAGCGGCGTTGGTAATAAAGTTACTTTTGCGGCAACCCAGACAGCAACAATTGCGTCAAGCAGTGTTACTGGAGCACATAGTCAGCAAAAAGGCGTCAGCAGTAAATTAGGAAAAGGCTGGTGTGGCAACGAAGGATCGTATAGCGGCGGATATAACTTTAGACGCTGGCAGTTTAGTACAGAAACAAATATAGGTAATGTATCTAAACCACAAGGTAACTGTGGTGAAGAAAACTTTGATATGGGCCAGTATCATCAATACTGCACAGGTCATTATAATGGTGCACAAAACAACAATACTTGGAAGTGGTATTATGAAACAGATAGTGGCACAGTATTGGGAGCAGGAAGCGAGCCAACTGGTGTTGCTGGGCGTAGTAGTGGACACAACGTTTGGAAAGGCTAATAAATATACGTAGTTATTGGAGTATAATATGGCTATAAGTTTTCCAGGATCGCCCAGCGTTGGCGCAATTCATACACATAATGGACTACGTTGGTATTGGGATGGTGTCAGCTGGAATCAAGTTGGTGGCGATCATGAAATACAATTTATTGGTACATTAAGTAATCGTCCGGCCAATAACGTTGCAGTTTCAGGACAAGTTTACTATAATGATCTCAATAAAACTATGGAAATGTTTAATGGTGAAGAATGGGTAGCTGTTAGTCAGGATAATAGACAATATTTACACAGAACAGTTATTACCAAGAGTTTTGTTCTGGGTGGATATCAGTCAGGTAGTCCATGGTATAATGTTAACAGTATGAACCACCAGACAGATTTAATGGTAAACTTGGGAGATTTGCTAGCAACAAAAGCAAGTTATGCAAGTGGTGCATGTGGTAAAGTTTATGCCTACGTTTGGAATGCAAATAATTCACATAATGCTGCAAGCACTACAACTGCCAGTATTAATATGTTTACAGAAACGGGTGTTGCTACTGGAAATCCAACATTACTGTATTCGAGAAATGACTGTGGAACTGCATTTAAAGAAACAGAATATGCTTATATTTGCGGTGGTGGAACAACAAATGTTGATGTGTTTAACCTTACAAATAATACAATGTATGCTGCACAAAGTATGACAACAGCTAGTGCAGGCGGCACAAACAATGGCATGGGAAGCATAAACGGTGAAGCAGCAGGATATGTTTATCCTAATGGCGCAGGAAACAAATTTACATTTGCAGCAAACCAAACTGCGGCAATATCTACGAGCAGTGTCTGTGGTGTTAATGGCCAACAGAAAGGTATTAACAGTAAAGTAGGTAAAGGTTATGCTGGTAATGAAGGAACATATCAAGGTGGTTACAATTTAAGACGCTGGCAATTTAGTACAGAAACAAATATAGGTAATGTTGCAAAGCCTGTTGGTAACAGCGGAGAAGAGAATTTTGATATGGGACAAGATCACCAATATATGCTAGGAATGTATGGAAATAGTGTACAAAATAATCGTGGTTGGAAGTTTAGTTATTATACTGACAGCGGCTATGAATTGGGTGCTGGTAGTATTAGAACTGGTGTTCCTGGCGGGTCTAGTGGACATTGTGGATGGAGTGGTAGCTAATGGCAATAAGTTTTCCAGGTGGTCCTAGTGTAGGACAAATGCATGTACATGATAACAAAGTTTGGGAGTGGGACGGAACAACTTGGCAAAGTAGAGGAAACACTAATGTAGCAAGCGGTGTTGCAGGTGCTACATCAAGACCAGGTAGTCCAGTACAAGGGCAAGTATATTTTAATGATAAAACAAAAGCCATGGAACTATATGATGGTAGTGAATGGCGGCAAGTTAGTCAAGAGCAAAGACAGTTTTTATTTAGACAAATCATTACAAAAAGCTATGTAATGGGCGGATATAAAAGTGGTGTGCCATGGCTAAATGTTAACAGTATGAATCACCAAACAGATTTAACAGTTAATTTAGGAGACTTATTACATACAAAGGGGAGTTACAGTAGCGGTGGCTGTGGGCTAACTTACGGTTATATTTGGAATGCCAATAACACACACAGTACTGCGAGCACAACTACTAGTGGTATTAATATGTTCACAGAAACAGGATTAGTTGCTGGAGATTGTCCTACACTACTTTATAGTAGAAATGATTGCGCAACTGTATTCAAAGAACACGAATATGCGTATATATGTGGTGGCGGTCAATCCAATATAGATGTATTCAACTTTACTACAGATACAATGTACGGTGCACAAAGTTTAACAACTGCTACAGGTGGCGGTACTAGACAAAACGGTATGTCATCGCATAGTGGAGAATATGAAGGTTATGCATGGCATGCGACTGCTGGATACAGAATTAATTTTTCAGCAAGCCAAACCGCAGTTGTTGAAACTGATATTGCCCGTAGCTCCAGTAGTCAACAAAAAGGCATAAGTAGTAAGCACAGAATAGGTTTCGCAGGTAATGAAGGAAACTATTCTGGTGGGTATAATTTACGTAAAACACAATACAGCACAGGACAAAACATAGGAACTGTCACTAAGCCAGTTGGCAACAGTGGTGAAGAAAACTTTGATATGGGACAACACCACCAGTACATGATGGGAATGTATAACGGTGCACAAAACAACATTGGATGGAAGTTTTATTACCAAACAGAGTCAGGCGCAACACTGGGAGCAGGAAGTGTAAGAACTGGCCCTGCTGGTGGATCAAGCGGTCACTGTGTATGGAAAGGTTAAAAGGATAAAGAATGAAAAACGAAGTAACAGATTTAACAACATACAGTCGTACAGATTTAATTACAGATACGACAGATATGAGTGTTGAACATCAAGACATTATTAGTAAAAGTATTAGTAATGGAAATGGATTGCCTGCTTTTAAAGCAGAGAATTTTGTTGGCAATGCACAAATTACACCATATGCAAAAGTTAAACAGTACATGTTAGAAATTTCTAGTAGAGAAGACGTAATTGAGCAAATGGAATACGATACTAAAAAATGTAAAGTAAAGTTAAATCGTCTAAAAACAGAAGCAGAGAAATTATCAGGTTTTGATCTTGAAGACATTAGTTTAGATATCGAACATGAAGATCGCAATTATAAAAAATTACTTCATAAATTAAAAGCAGCATATGAAGAAAGACAAACATATCTTGATCTTATTGAAAAATTTAATCAAACACCTGAAGGAAAATATGAAGATGGTAGGTTGCTAATTGATGTAATCGGTGATAAAGAAGTGTCTGAAAAACTAGAAGCACAACACTGGACATACAGATTGGCAAAACAAGCAGCTATGGATATGGTAGCATACGGGCGTATTGGTGTTGGTAACATGGATGCAATTGCAATGATGTCACCAGGACAACAAGAAGCAACATTACAACTTGCCAGTGAATATCTTGTAAGAAATGAACAAAGATTGCAAATGCATTTAAGTAATGCAAATGAAATGGCGCAAAAAGGTATTACCAGCGCACCATATAGAGCCTTATTAGGCTTGACAAAGGAAGATTAATCATGTATATTTTATTTAAGAAAGTTGATGAAAAAACACAGCGTAATATTATTCACTATGGCGAATGGACTTTATGGACTATTGGATATATTCCTGAAACACATGTTGATATTTTAGAATACCAACATCTCAATCCGACTGTTCTAGATGATAATGTTGCAAAGGCTTGGAAGTTTATAGGTGAGTATCGAGACTTTATAACTGTTAAAGATAATACTGTACAGATGGAACAGCTTGATTTGATGGCCAGTGAAGAAGAAATGGTGTACAAACAAAAATACTATTTGTCAGATACAGAAAAACAAAACACAGTAAAACTAATGAAAGCAATTATGCGTAAATGGCTAGATGAAGTTTATGACAAAAGACAGCAAGGATTAAATTTGACAACCAGCGATCTTGAAGCTAGTAGTTGGGCACAACAGCGAGCCGAAGCTGAATCCTTTAATCCTGAATCACCTAATGCACCAATGTTACAATTACTTGCAACAGCTCGTGGTATTACACTACAAGAAATGGTTAACAAAGTTAACAGTGCAGTTGATGAATATAATTTAAAAGTAGCTACTTTACTATCACAAAAACAGGCTGTTGAACAAGAAATTAAATCATGTCAAACCATTCCAGACTGTAACCGTTTATTACATAATAGGTATGATTTACAAATGCCAGTACAACAAATGTTTGACGAATTCGGAACCAACCAAAACTCATCACTTAATTTATAATGTTCAGTATACCAATTAACCTAAAACTCAACGAAAATCAATTCAATAGTTTTGTAAGTTTCCTTGAGCAATACCGAGAGCATATATATGACTTGTACTTTACTTGTCGTATGCCTCCGTTTGTTCAAGACGCAATGGGAGATGTATTTGAAGATATTGGCGCACCAATAGACGCTGCATTGTATATACAACAAAGAACTGGTATACCAATCAGTGCCACATTTAATAATACACTTATTAGACCTGATCAAGCAAACTTAGACTTGTTTATAGCAAATTTCCGTCAGTTATATGATGCAGGCGTGCGTAGTGCTACTATACCGCATACTCATTGGTTAAGCACTGGACAAATACAAAAAGAGTTTCCAGAACTGTTTATTAAAAATACTATCTTGCGCAATGTCACACATCCAAATGAAGTAGCTAATTTAGCTAAAACAGGATTCAATTACATCAACATCGATCGTGACTTAATGCGGGATAGAGATGCACTAGAAAAAATACGCAGAGCAGCAGACAAGTTTGGTGTAAAAATTGCACTATTAGGAAACGAAGGTTGTTTGGGTGGTTGTACTATGATGGATGAACATTTTCAGTTTAACAACACCAGAGCACCAGATTCACCTACATACTTTGCTGATCCAATTAGTCGTAGTACCTGTGAAAAGTGGAGTGTGGAAGATCCAAGTACTGCACTAAAAACAGCAAATATTCCACCTTGGCGTGATGATTGGGTAGAGTTATTAGATTATGTTGATGTGTTTAAAATGCATGGTAGAGAGAGTATTGAACAGTTTTTTAATACGCTAAGTATTGTACAACGTTATGCACGTAATGAAGAAATATTATTTGACACGTTTAACACTTATCTTGAAGATACAAATTTAAAAGACAGACCAATTGATGCCTGGCGTAAAAAAATTAAAAATTGTAAATTTGATTGTTGGGAATGTAATTTTTGTGATCTAGTATACGAAGCGAAGTCTCCAATTAAAACTAATCCATATACATTAGCAGTTGCAAAAGAATTAGTTGATAGTGTTAACTATGAGAACAATATTAATATTATGGGATTAACTAGTCCAAGAGTACAAAATTTACTATATGGATTGAGTAAACACTGTAACAATTATCTAGAGATAGGAAGTGCTATGGGAGCAACCGCCGCCGCCGTTGCTCAAAACAATGATATTCAAATACATTGTGTTGACAAATGGGAAGAAAATATACAGCCTGAACTAGATGTTTTTGCACTACCAAATAATACAAAAAAAGAGTTTGATAAAAATGTAAGTGGCGACAATATTACTATTCATGACAGTGATTTATTTGCGGTAGATAAAAGCAAACTAAATGACATTGACTTGTTCTTTTATGACGGACCACATGATGAAATTACAACCGCACAAGCAGTTGAATATTATGCAGACACACTTGCTGATACTGCTATACTTGTGTTTGATGATTTTAATTGGCAAGGTGTAGTTAGTGGTGCTAATCAAGGTATACAAAATGCTGGCTTGACAGTTATTAACCACCGTGTTATAACTAATAATGTAGAAAATCCTACACAATGGTGGAATGGTCTTTATATTTTGGTAGTACAACGTGAACCAAGTTAAATTAGTACAAAGTGATGCATTTATCGAACATAACTGCGGCACTGAGTTGCAGCGTGATGATTTACTACAGCAAACATTAGCAGCCTATAATAATCCTAATCATCCACAAATTGGTATGAGTAATGATGGTTGTTGGCGCAGTAAGATATCTTACAACAACTCGGATTGGTTAGAACAAAAACTCAAGGAAACGATTAACAAAGCAGTTGGATATTACTTGGAACACGATCCAACTTACAATAACAAAATAAAACAGTTTGGCCCGCCTGAAATAGATAGTTGGACTAATGTAAACCAACCAGGCAGTATTAATAAATTACATACACATGAAAAGTGGAACTTTAGTGCAGTTTATTATATACAAGGAACTGACACTGGTTCTCTTAATTTATTAAACCCAGCTAATACATTACTAACATGTAACGTGCTTAGTCCGTTTATGAATACATTTAGCTTTGATCCACAGGATGGTGATTTAATTGTATGGCCAAGTTGGATGCCACATGAAGTTGAAATAAACAAAAGCAATAGAAATAGGATCAATATAGTATATAATGTTAGGTTTAACCAAGTCGACTAAAATAGAGTTTTTCAGCAAAGTACAAGGCTTAACTGAAGCATACCCTATAACAACTGCTCGTAACACCTTGCCACAGTGGGTAGCATTAGCACGAGCTGATTATCAACAGAAGAAACACGATGTACATATTGCAAGATGTCCTGGTATTGTTGACATACTAACAACAGGATATATTATACATGCTTGGCATGATATTGAAGTGCAAGCAGATGCAACTCGTATTAACATGAGTATGCCAAGTGTTACACTAAATGATATATTGGGTAAAGACACACTACAAGTTCAGCGTGGAGACAGTATTGGTAAGTTTTTACCAAAACGTCCATGGAGTAATCCACACATACTAAAAATAAACACGCCTTGGCAAATTGTTAGCGATGTAAAGTTTATGATGATGCCATTACCTTATAATGAAAATATGATATTTGAATGTTGTCAAGGTATACTTGACCCTAGTATAAGTAGTGATATTAATTTACAAGGATATTGGAACACCCAAGGTGTACATATAATTAAAGCGGGTACGCCACTTGCACAATTAATACCAATAACAGAAAAAAAGTATAAGCATGAAGTTCGTGATGCAACAAAACATGATCTTGAATGGTTAGAAAAAAGAAAGTATTTTGACAACATAGGTTTTATACACATAAAATCAAAAATACAAAATGCATATTACAAACATTTTAAGAGGAAATAATGGAGTACATAGACTTAGCATTAAACGGACAAGTATACTTGTTCCTAATCGTATTTGTAATGATGATTGCAGGCATGGTAAAAGAACATAGATTATTCGACGACATCTTCTGTTTCTTTGAACAGAATTTAAAAAGTAAGAAAGCGGTAGTTGCTATTGTAAGTGCACTAACAGGACTACTACCTATCAAAGGTCGTGTTACCGTTAGTGCTGGCATGTTAGACACACTTGCACCCGATAAAGGTTGTTGTGGTCGAGAAAAGTTTGGACCTATTGACTATGTAAGCACACACCATTATTATTTTTGGAGCCCACTGGAAAAGACAGTTATTCTTCCAATGGCGGTGCTAGGTTTAACTTACACACAATTTATGGGCTACATTTGGCCATTACTGGCTGTGAGCATTGCATTTATTATCTCTTATCTTGTTTGGGGTGTAAAAGAAAGTGATGTTGAACTCAATGATTGTGAAAGAGAAATTAAAGTAAGTCGTATAACACGTTATGTATTACCTTATGTAACAGGCGTTGGCGCCATAATTGCAGGTGTTAATTTTTTATGGGCATTTGGTACTCTTACACTATACTATATGGTAGTTACTCGCACATTTGATATTCCAAAATTATTACGTTCTGTAGACTGGAAACTAATCGGATGGGTTGCTGTTATTATCGTTGCAGCAAATATTGCTAGAGAAAACACTAGTGCAATCAAAGAATTTTTAGAAAACAGTGGACTAGATATCAATACTTGGAGTGGATTTACAATGCTAAGTCTTGCAAGTTTTGCTGGTGCATTTGCATTAGGTAGCAGTAGTCGATTTGGTGCACTTACAGTAATCATGGCCAGTATATACGGTATTGCATATCTGCCTTGGTTTTTTGCAGTTGACTTTGTTGGTTACTTAATTAGTCCAATGCATAAATGTGTTGCAATCGGTATGTTATACTTCGGAACCAAGTTTAGATATTATGTTACTATATTAGGCATTTGGGGAATGTTAGTGATTACAGCAGGCGCTTTAACTCTAATGCTATAAATACATATAATAGCTTTGAGGAATAAAGAATGGCAAATCTAGTCAGTAACATCGATGGTGTACTACAAATTTATGATGATGGTACAGTCAACATTGTTGGTGGTACTTTACATATAGATAACACTGAAGTTTTAAGTAACAATAATGATGCCTTATTTGGAAATGTAAGAGTCGGCACACTTGACTTTGGTGATAGTAGCCCAACCCTAAGTGACGATGGTGATTACTTAAAAATACAGACCACTTCAGGTTACACTAACATTGGTTCTGCTAACAGTACATACAGTCATTTTTACACTGATAGATCCAAGTATTATTTCAACACAGAGATACATGTAGATAGTGGTGAAATAAGATCACATGATGAAGATTTAAACTTAAGAAGAGTTGGTAGTTCAACTGCTCGAATCACTATTGGTGATGGATTAACACAAAGTCACCAAGATTTTAGTGTTACTGGTGATGCAACTATCTCCGGTGACTTAACAGTTAGTGGTACAACTACTACATTAAACACAACAAATACACTTGTAAAAGATGCTGTATTAACACTTAACCATGGACAAGCAACACCACTCAACGACATTGGATTATTATTTCAACGTTATAGCAGTCCAACTTCTAGTAATTATAACCCAGTCTTTATGTGGGAAGAAACTACTGATAGGTTTGTATGGGGTACAACTACTGAACTAGGTACAGATAATGATATCAGTTTAAGCGCACAGTGGATGACAATTGAAGGTACTGGTGATGTAGGCATTGGTACAACTAATCCAGGTGCTAAATTAGATGTACGTGGTACTGTATTATTTAATGGAGCAAATAATAATAGCGGTAATGCTGATTTTGCAGTTTATACTGGTACAAGTCCAATGGTTGCCTTACATGGCACACAAATGCATGTAGGTACTACCAATGCCAACTGGAACGCAAAGTTTGCTTACGATGCTGGTGGAACTGGTGATATACAATTAGCAGCATGGAGCGCAAACGTCCATCTATTCATTGGCGGTTCTAGTGGCAGTAAAGATATTATTTTTAGTCCGCTTAATGATGGTAGTACAGCCGAAGTTATGCGTATTAAAGGTAGCGATAAACACGTAGGTATTGGTACACAGACACCGGCTACTAAATTAACAGTTTACGATGGTACTACATGGGACACTACTAACTTGGTTAGTAACACT